CTCCCACAGGGTGGCGCCCATCCGGTAGCCGCCCAGCAGCGCCGTCCCCGCGGCCATCGCCACGGAGGTGACGACGGTCAGGCCCCAGATCCGCATCGGCGCGCCCGAGTCGGTCACCGAGGTGATGACGCGGAACTGCCCGTTCGCGTCGGTGTCCAGCTCGATGTCCTGCCAGTCGAGCGGGTTCATCACCACCGCGTCCGGCGGGTACAGGGCGAGTTCGCCCTGTGTCTTGGCCTTCCGGAGGGTGATCAGCTTCGGGTCGGTGTTCCCCACGCCGGGCTGGTAGGCGCCGATGCCCGGGGTCGTGAGAATCCCCTGCATCTCCGTGGTGCCGTTGCCGGTGAGGATCTGCCGGTCGAGCTGGTACTCCAGGCCGTACGTCAGCCGGCCGTTGATGTAGCCCATCATCTGGCCGTCGTCGTCCGCGGCCTGCCTCGTGATGGGCACCCAGTGCGCGACGGTCTTGAGGGTCGTGGTGATGGTGTCCCAGGTGAAAGGACCGCTCATCGGCTTCATCGTGCCCTCGGGCACGACCGCCGCCTTGTTCCACGTCCCCGCCCCGGAGACCGGGCCGCTGGTGTCGCGGACGTACTCCAGCGTGTTGCCGCTGGAGGTCTGCCGGTCCAGCAGGTTCGCGATCAGGAGCGGGAAGTCCGGGTTCTGCGGGATCTGCCCCGGCTGCCGCTCGGGCCGGGTGGGCACACCGTTCGTGGTGGTGACCGTGCCGGCGGGCGCGTCGCGCTGCTCGAAGTTGACCGCGCCGGACTCGCCGCGCAGGCCGCGCTCCCGGAAGGTGCGCAGTGCCTCGGAGCGGATGAACGCTTCGGCGGCGGTGACCGGGTGCGGGTTGCCGCGGTCGTCGGGCTGCATGCCCGGCTCGTCGCGGCGCTGTCCGCCCTGCGGCTGGGGGTCGCCGGGCGGGGTGAGCCCCTGGAGCTGGCGCAGGCGCGCGCTGCGAGAGTTGGCCTGCTCGATCTGCGCGGCGATCTCGTCGGCGCGCTGGAGCAGTTCGGCGGGGTCGCCGTCGTACTCGGGGTCCTGGAGCTGCGCCACGATCGCGTCGCGCTGCTCGGTGAGGGTGGGGGCGCCACCCTTGATGGGATAGATCGGCCGTCCGTCGCGGCGGCGACCGATGGGCCGGACGCGGGCGAAGTTGCTCACCGTGGTGTCCTCTCGGTCCGTGGACGGCGCGCAGCCGCCCATACGTGATGGGTGTCTGCGGTCCGTCTGTCACGGCCGGTGGATCGCGCCCGGCAGGTGCTCGCGGCTTATACGTCCGGTGCGAGCGGCCCGGATCAGTTGGCAGGAGGGTAGAACGATCTCGGGTGTGCGTGCGGGTGGGGGCTGCAATTCGCCCCGTCGGCGGGCGTCTACCTGCGTCGTCGGCCCCGCCGGGGCGCGCCCTTCCGAGCGGGCAGCGAGTTGTACGAGCCGCTGTTCTTCGCCCACCGGCGGGCCCACGGCATCTTGCGCGCGAACGCGAACCGCCACTGAGCGCGGCTACGGAACCGGCCCACCTCAGGCACCTCCCACGCTGGTGAGTCGCAGCAACGCAGCCCGCCGCTGCCGTTCCTGCATGTGCTTCGCCGCAGTCGCCGCGCGCTCCTCGTCGAACTGGCGCAGCCGCTCGGCGAGCGTCGGCTCCTCGGCCGCCTCGTACAGGTCGCCGAGCGCGGACCGCACGGTCTTCAGCTTCGAGCCGGGCACGGCCGCCATCCGCGCGGTGATCTGCGACACCTCGACGAGGCGGGCGGAGCGGATGTTCTCCAGCGCCTCCTTCCGCTCGTCGTCGCCCATCTCGGCCAGCTTGGACCACTCCGGCAGGTCGGTGCGCACGAACCCGACGCTGAGCTCGGGAGCCGACCCGGACCGGGCCATGATCCGCGCGTCCCGGCCGGCGGCCGTGTCGTCGTACCGCCCCTCGATCCACAGGTGATCGGCGCGCTCCTCAGCCCGGAACGTGCCGACGGGCTGGTACGGGGAGTGCATGAACAGCAGGGCATAGTCCCGCTTGTCGACGCCCTTGCGGAACACGCCGGGATGGAAGGTGGTGCCGTAGCTGTCGCGCTTGTTGTAGCGGCAGGCGTACCCGGCGAACGTGCCGTCCTCGCCCTCGTTGACGCGCCACTCGATGTCCTCGAGGCTGCGGAACTCGATCTCCATTACTGGCCCTCCTTGGCCTTGTTCAGCGCGTTCTCGGCGTACACCTCGGCGACGCCGTTCATCACGTCCCGGTGGGAGCTGGACAGCTTGGGGGCATACCGGTACACGGCGCGGCCCTGCTTGTCGCGGCCGTCGTACTCGTAGACGACCTGCCCGTTGCCGAACGTCATCAGCTTGGGCAACTCGCCATCGAGGCCGACGAGGACGGCGATGTCGTCCTTGCCGTCGAACGGCCCGCGGCGCACCTCGGCGAACGGGACGCCGGGCGGGCAGTAGGCGCCCTGGTACTGGTCGTGCCCGGCGGGCTGGAGGATCGCGCGGACCTCACCGCGCAGCAACGTCGCCACGATCAGTTGCCTCCCTGGAAGCGGCTGCCGCCCGGCTCTTCCTCGCCGATGATCGCGGCGCGCACGGCGCAGTCCTTCGCCTCCAGCAGCTTCCGCAGCATCGCGCTCGTCTCGGCGCAGCGCGGCAGGGACTGCGCCATCGTCCACGCCAGACGGCCGAACGCCTCGCTGTGATCGCGGACGTCGTCGGGCAGGTGGCTCGCGTCGAACCACCGCAGGATGGGGTACTGCTCGTTCAGTTCCTCGTTCGTCGCCATGGTCAGACTGCCTTTCCGGAGTCGACAAGATCGGCCATGCCCCGCAGCCACGCCACGGTCCGGCCCCCACGGGACGGGTGGTGCGTCTCGGACACGTTGGCGTGCTCGCGCAGCATCTTCGAGCTCGGAGGCGCAGGCGCCAGGACGTAGCCGAAGCGCAGCAGCAGACGGTTGAGCATCTTCATGGTCAGGACTCCTCGAACTCGAAGGTCAGCGCACACCGGCACTGAATGGACTGCGCGGCCGGGGCGGTCGGATCCGCCGGCCACCGCGACTTGGTGAGCGTGAACCGCTTGTTCATCGCGGCCGTGTTGCCGTTCTCCTGCCGGTGCGTCTCCCGGGTCCGCTTGTCGGCAGTGGCGAGCCACGTCTTCCGCACCGCACCAGCGTCCAGCGCGGCCAGGAATGACGCCTGGTTGTAGCCGCCGACGGTCTCCGTGCGGGCGATCATCGTCGCCCGGAAGTCGGACAGGTTCGTGAACACCCGCTGAAGCCGGGCGCGCAGCTCCGGGATCGACTCCCCCTCAGCCACGCCCGCCGCCAGCAGCTGCGCCCGCAACACCTGCTCCGTCGTCGCCGTCACCTGCCCCGCCAGTTCGTCGATCCGGTCCGTGAGGGCCTGCGCTACGTCCGGCTCGTCCAGGTCGAAGCTGCCGCTGATCTCCGTGCCGCCCCGCTTCCACACCCGCTCGACGAACGGCCGCAGCAGGACGCCCGTACGCCGCCGCCAGTACCCGCCGTCGAAGATCTCCCGCACCCGGATCCGCTGCTCCCACCCGTCCGGACCGGTGGCCACGTCCATGTCGGTAAGGCGCGCGGCCGGCACCTGCTCCGGGTCTGGCGGGGCGAGGGTGAGGGACTGCTCCCGGGCGAGAGCGGCGGCCTGCGCGCGCACCTCGGTCAGCCAGTCCTCGGACCGCTGCGGCTTCTTCATCAGCCGGTCGAAGTCGCGGAGGACCCGCTCCCGCTGCTCCCGCGCGAGGCCCTGCACCGCCCGACGCCCGGCCCGCTCCAGCTCGTCGTACGCCTCGTTGATGGCCGTCAGCGACGGAGACGACGGGGCGTCGTCGGCGCGCGTCAGCTCGGGACGACGGGGCGTCGGACGGGCGTCGACCTGCGGCGGCGTCCCACCGAGGAGCCGGGCGAGGACGTTCTCCACCGCCCGCTCAACCACGGTCCCGACGTCCGGCGACGACGGGGCCAGACGGGAGAAGTCGGCGTCCCACGACCGCGCCTCGTCGCTGCCGGCCGCGCCCTGCACCGGAGCGAACTGCGCCCGGTACGGCGTCAGCGTGTGCTCGCCGAGGCCGTCCGGCAGCGGGTCGTACCCCAGCTCGGCGCGCGCCTCGTCGATCGTCAGGGTGTCGCTGTAGACGCTGGCCCGGGTCCGGTTGGCCACCGAGTCCTGAGCCTCACGCAGAGCCTCCACCCCGGACAGGTCGAACGAGGCTTCCTCGGCGTCGCTCGGCAGGAGCAGCCGGTCAATGTCGCTGGCGATCATCTCCAGCTTCGGCTTGATGGTGTCTGACCACAGGGTGGCCTTCGCCGCGGCCCGGTTCTCGTACGTCGTCCCGGCGGCGAGGTAGTCGTGCGGGACACCGAACGCCATCATCACCTCGGCCGCGTTCGCCATCCGCGACTCGAGGTACTCCATCTCCTCCGGCGTGAACGTCAGCCGCTCGACGGCGATGCCCTTCCCGCCGCCCTGCCCGCCGGCGCCCGGCTGCGAGCGGACGAACAACGTCTTCCCCGCGTTCTCCGGGCCCTGCATCGACGACCGGTACGCCGCCTTCGTGGCAGCAAAGTTCTGCTCGTCCATGTCGCCGACGTAGACCACGTTCGACGGGCGGGCGCCGTTGGCGTAGCTGGAGCGCTGCCACTCCCGGGCGTACGCGTCCATGTCGACCGCGTGCCGGGCGGCGCGCCACGGGGCGAGGCAGCCCAGCGGGTCGAACGGGTGCGGGTACCTGAGCCAGAGCATCTCTTCCGGCAGGACCGGGACCTGCGTGCCGTCCATGCGGCGGATCATGAAGCCGAGGATGTTCGTCGTCGTGGGCCGCTCCCGTAGCGGCTTGTCGACAATGACGTCCACCTGGTCGAAGACGAGGTGTATCTCTGTGACCGGGCCGAGGCCGGTCTCCCCGCGGTCCATCCACACGAACGACTGGCCGGCGAGTTCAGCTTGCTGGAGTGCGAGCGACTTCAGGGCCCGCGCCGACATGAACGCGTTGGGCCGCTTGTTGAACAGGTGGGCGATCTTGTGGCCTTCGATGACGCTGCCGTCCGGCTGCTGCACCATGAGCGGCACGCTGGAGCCGTTGTCGGCGATCGCAGCCACGCACCGGTACGCCACCGCCGAGTTGGCGTAGCCGCGGGCCTCGGCGTCCAGCGCCATCGTGAGGGACTGCTGGCCCCCGATGGACGCGACGGTGATGGGCTGCCGGTCCCGCAGCACGTCCAGGCCGGCCGCGCGCTTGTCCGCGGCCCGGCTCAGCGCTCGGTTCCTGTACTGGCTCAAGTCGTCCTCCTAGGCGACCGCGGCGAGGTTGCCGGCGCTGGTGAGCATGAGGTGGGTGAGGGCCCACACGTAGGCGTCGAGCCGGTCGGGGCTGTCGTCGCCGGGTACCCAGGTGGTGAGCTGCTCCTCGAGGTCGGGGAGGCTGCCGACGATGTGCGCTGAGCGCTGGTCGGTGAGGGCGGCCACCGGCTCCGCGCGGGTCGCCTTCCCCCGGGACGCGGTGACAGTGCGGTAGTTCACGGTCGGATCGATCTGCCTGATCACGGTCCCGATCCACTCGCCGCCGTTGTTGACCTCAGCGACGATCGCGTCCGCCCGGTGCTCGTGGTACGCGCGGATCGCCGTGCGGGCGGCCTCCACCGGCGGCATCCGCCCGGACAGATCGTCGATGGCGTAGCCGTGCTGCCGCTGGAATCCGTTCCGGTCCGGGATGTACGCGGCACCGCGGCCGGCGACGATGATGCCCATCTCGTCCGCCTCGTCGGTGGACGTGGCCGCCGGGTCCATCGCTACGACGACGCTGGACAGCGGGGGGACGGCGCCGACGCGGGCGGCGTCCAGCCCCGCCATGGACCACAGGGCGCCCTCGATGTCCTCGAGGAGTACGCCGTCCAGTTCTTGCGCGGCGATGCGGGTTCCGGCGTACTTGCGGATGAGGTGGTCGCGCTGCTCCTGCGGCAGGTGGATCGCGTCCTTCGTCCGGCCGCGGGTGATGGTGACCTTCGCGCTCTTGGTCAGCGCGACCAGTTCCTTACGCGGCTTCGGTGTGGTCGACCCGATGTAGTGCGGGTTCGCTCCGATGCGGAGGCCCATCTCGGAGTGCGTGATGGCTTCGCCGAGGCGGCGCATCGCGGCCAGCTCCTCGAACCAGGTGAGGCACCGGTTACCGCCGGCGCGGAGCCGGTCGACGTCGTCCGGGCTGTGCGCGCCGAACAGCTTGGCCTCGGCCCCGGACGGCCAGCGTGCGAACGTACCGCCAGCGGTGGTGCGCAGGACCACGCGCGGGTCGTGGGCGCGCAGCCCCGACGGGCCGTTGACGCAGGCCTCGACGGCGTCTCCCTGCGTGGGGGCGACGATGGCCATGCGGTGCCCGCCGCGCAGTCGGGGGTCGCAGGGGGGACCGTTGACGTGGGCGACCATGTAGCGGGCGCAGCCGTCCGTCTTGCCGGTGCCGCGGCCGCCGAGCTGGAGCCACCAGCCGAGCGTGGGGATCTCGTCGGGTGGGACCTGCCACGGGTACGGCGTCCACCTGTTCCAGCGTTTCCGCCACAGGCGGGCGGCCAGCTGCTCCTCGAGGATCGCGAGTTCTTCGGGGGTGAGTTGCTGGACGCGGGCGCGGAGTTCGTCGCGGGTGAGGCTCACGGCGCACCGTCCAGCTCGGCGATCTGGTCGGCGAGCGCTATGACGCGGGCGGTCATCTCGTCGGTGACGGTGACGTTCGCGCGTACGGGGGCGTACAGGCCGAGGAGCTTGGCTTGGTGGTCGAGGAGCTTCACCAGCGCTTCGTTCGACCGGACGTCGCCCTTGACGACCTTCGGCATGAGTCCGTCGATGGCGACGTTGATGACGGCGAGCTGCTCGCCGAGGTACTGCTGGAACGCGTCGGCGGCTTCCTTCGCCAGCTGCTCGACGCCGCGCTTCCACGCGACGTGCGCGTTCTTGATGTCGCAGCCGAGGCGTTCGGCGATGTCCCGGAAGTGGAGGCGGTCGCGGGTGCGCAGGATGACGGCCTCGTGCTGTCGCACCAGGCCGATGTCGTGGTCTGCGTGCCGTCGCGCCATGTCACCTCCCTGTACGGGAAGGTACGGATTTTCGGCGGGGCGGGATCTTGGGGGCTGCAATTCGCGGGGACGACGACGCCCCGCCGACGCAGGTCGACGGGGCGATGTGGTCGGGGCCGGAGTCGAACCGGCGTCCGTGCCGGGCATGGCCCCGGCCGCTCTGTACCCAGTGAGCTACCCGATCCGCATCAGTACAGCACGGCGTCAGCAGGCGTCGTACTTCCAGGCGCCGCCCTCCAGCGTCCACGGCTGCGCGTCCTGGTCGAACTTCGGCAGGCCCTCCACCCGGTAGCTGACGCGGCCCATCTCCCCCGACACCTCCGCCTTCACGTCCGTCGCCGCATGGTCCGGCCCGTACTCCTCCGCCGCCTGCTCCACCGACGCCCCGAACACCAGCTCGTTGATCTGCCCCCGGCAGCGTTCGGACAGCATGCGGTGCGCGGTGCTGGCCTCACCCGCGAAGTACGCGGCGGTGTAGTCGCGGACGGCGTCCTCGAGGGCGGCGGCCTCCGGGGCCGGCGCGGGCTCGGCCGGCTCCTGCTCGCTGCTGGCGGCCGGGGTGGGCTTCGTCTCCGGCTTGCTGTCGTCGCCGGACGACGTGCAGGCGGTGAGGCCGAGGAGCAGGACGGCGGTAAGCGTGGCGGCGGTGGTGGTGCGCATGGTCCCCCCATGGCTGGTGCGGTTGGAGGGGGCATCGTCGCATGGGGGCATGAGTCGGGCCCTCGCCCCTGGGGATTTAGGCGAGGGCCCGGTGCGCGTCGCAGCCAGCAGACGCGGATATGCATGAGCGTCTTCGACTGTACGACGCGGGTCTGACAACGGCGTCCGGTCAGGCGCACCAGCGGGAGAACCCGAGCGTCTCCGTGCGCAGCGCGGCGGCGGCGAGGAGCGACGCGTCCGGCGCCCCGGCGGCGATCGCGGCGAGGACGTCCCGGTGCAACCGGTCCTCCTCCCCGTGCGCGGCCTCGTCGTCGCCCTGGAGGGCGTGGATCTCGGCGAGGCGGCGGGCGATGTCCTCGGCGGTCAGGCCGGGGTCACCCTGCGGGGCCGGGGCGTGGTCCTCGTAGCGCTCGATCTCGGTCACTGGC